GGGTCAGGCACTGGCCCCACCACCGGCAGGCACCGTTGCACCACCGCCGCCTGCAACCGGGCAGCAACCGCCACCACCGCCCGCCCGCACCTGGTGATCTCCTGAAATCGCCTCACCTTTCATTTAGCCTGCCTGAGTCGTTCATATATCAGGCAGGCTGAATGCGTTTATCTGTCCGTGATACAGGGGTAAAGGACTACTGAGGTTTTTGTGGATGTTGATCGATGCGCTTTACGTGTACCAGTTCTGCCAGGGTGATTGCCGGGCGAAGTAATAACTGAAGGCTCCCCACGACAAATAACCATGTTCCACCTGTCATCAGCGAGTCGAAGAAAAACAGGATGCTGCCCGTCAGGAACCATACTGCGATAAAGAGATCGTTGAGCGCGCCAAGAGCGCGGTAACGTCGAGCGATGATGATATGATCTGAACCCACAGTGATTTCTGCTTTGTTTCCCGGCACGGCTTGCCCTTCTCTGAATAATGAAATGACTGCAGACAAGATTAGTACACAGAGAAGAAAGGTAACCTGCTGGCCTCAGCCTGTCCGCCACAGTAACCCCGCCGCGGGGGAAAAAAGTCGTATCCGAGCGTAAGAACATATCGTTTAACGCCTGCCAAAACATCTCCACGCCATTTTTATGTTGATTGTCAGGGAACACACTGCCATTGCTCAAAAGACGGATAAGCGCTAACGGCACCATTAAGTCTCAGGGACACCTGCTCTGAATCTGACTCTGCCGCTTCTGCCAGCACGATCAATCTCGCAAAAGAATAGCGACACGCTGTAAAAGTCAGTCAACGGGATAAGAACAGAGCACGTTGCCCGCCTTTCGCACCGAAGGCTGTCGGCAATATGAAAGGTTTATTTTTTACAGCGGCTAAAGCCTGGCGCGGGATTGCCGATAGTAAGGAAGTAATTGTTAGAACCTTACATTAATAGCCAATTTTGCTATGCCCACATCCGAGTGGGCTTTTTTATGCCTGCAACATACACATCGTGCCTTTTACTGATCAAAAGTTATTCACTTGTATCTAAAAACCCCATTCACTGTATGCCTGCCGGGTCAGCGCATGCTGACAACTGGATTTTCCCTTGTAACGATTTCTGCCTGTGTAACGCAGGCTTTTTTAATGAACGGATTGAGCCATTTAAAATCCGCAGCCTTCTCGATCTGCCTCCTTTTCCTCGCGTTTATTTTGGCCCTGAATGTATTGGTCAAAGGTAATCCATTCCGTTTTGATCGAGAAACGGCAATGATGCGTGACAGGACTGCCCGTAGCCAAAGGCGAAAATACCAGGCAATGCCGTCTGTCACCGTCATGTCTGTCAAAACGGGGATAGAGAGCATAGTCAAAACGGTTACTGGTTTTGATACTGTCACCCACATTCAGGACGAGCGTTTTCGGTAATCGATATCATGCTGCCTGTACCCGTAAAGCCTCTCTTTCTCAGTCTACCGGGCTTGTTTCCACTCATCGTGCAGACGTCATCTTGATGCCTTTGCTGGATTGCTGGATTGCCAGACGTGGCATGTTATAAAAAACAGCGTCAGGTCAGCACAGGAGGAGACAAACGGTAAAGGGAGAAAGGGGTTTAACAGGAGCCTGAGACCAGAATCAGAAACGACGTAGCAGGAAGGGCTTATAAAAACAAAAAACCGCCCAAAGAGGCGGCTTAAACGACATTGCTACGACTTGATTTTATTGGTGTTTCAATATGGTGCCCGGGGCGGGACTTGAACCCGCACGACCTTACGATCGAGGGATTTTAAATCAGATGCTTATACTATTATTTTCATAGGGTTAAGCATACTATTCATAATATATGCGTAATTAAATATACTCATTTTTCAAGCAGTTAATTACGCATGAGATACAATATTATGAATAGTTTCACTTACTCTTAACATAGAGGAGCATAATGGACATTTACTTAAAAACCCTTAAAAGCCTATCAAAACAGGATATTCTTACTGAAGAAATCATTAGGCAAAAATTTCTTAAAGAGCATCATATACATGCTGAAATTGAACTCAGTGATGAAAGTTATGGCTCTTTCATAATCAAGGCTGATAATTTTAATTTTTTAATTACGGAGAGGCCTATCACCTATCTTAACAATAAATGGGCAAGAGTAACTAATCTTCAACGTAAGATGCTTGATCTCAAAATCCCCCTCCCTCTCTATATAGGTTTAGGGGAGTTAGTAAGAGATGTTAACGAAATTCTTGGCGACCAAACCCCATTGGAAGCATCAAACAGATGGCTCTTTGAAAGATTTTCCGTTGAAGTCGCAGTATCCTATTATATGAATTACTTTCTAAAAAGCGAAAGCCTCTCCCCATATAAATCAATATTATTCGAAGCTATAGAGGCTTTCTACTTAGGTTATGATCACATTGCTATTATGGCTCTATTCCCTGTATTTGAGGGTGGGTTAAGGAATTTGCAAAACAAGATTTTGGGAACTAATTCTGAAGATGTGCAAGCTGAAATTTTTGAGAAAGGGTTACGAAAAATACTTCTTGAATGGGGGCGTAAACAGTGTGCTGATTTCGACTGGCACCCAGGCAAAGACATTTACCAAGAGGTTGAAATTGATTTCTTTACTCACTTGAACAAACAATGTGATGTCATCAATGCAACACTAATTTTTTTTAATGAGATATTATATCTCCCTAGTAAAAGAATAGACAATTCAGAAACTCAAAGTTTCAACAGACACATAATAATTCATCTATTGAAAAATAATTTTGACGAACCGTCTAATTTTATTCGAATATTCATGTATTTAACCCATATCACTTTTATTGAAAGCTTATATAATAACAACGTTCCATTTTTTTGGGATGGCATTTCTGACAAAGACAATGAAATAGCGAAATTTATTCGCGATAGGATGGAGATGCAATTTAGTTCACGCAGAAATATTTTGGAAAATTATGGGTTAAATTTGTATAAAAGAACTTAAGTTTATAATTTCACTTTGACATGGGGTGTCAGGGGTCGGAGGTTCAAATCCTCTCGTGCCGACCAAATTACCCTTAAAAAGCAGCCTATTACGGCTGCTTTTTTATTGCCTACGATTTGCGATGGTAAAACAATGGTAAAATGATGGTAAAACTTGACTTCATTTCACCACTGGCAGGTCTGCAAAGCGGGTCGTGTAAGAAGGTGAAAGCATCTCACGCTTCATTGCCCAGGACTTCTCTATTCCCTGCCCCGCAAAAAATAGATTAGCCTTGCCGCTCTGGTTGAGCCCATCAACAACACGCATCAGGGCTTCGCTGTTGGGCTGTGGCCGGTATTCATCGAACAGGTTGAGCTGAGACACTCCCTGGCTGAAAAAGTCGCCCAGCATCACTCCTGCTTTCATATAGCGGTGACCGTCGAGCCATATCTGATCGAGTGCGTCCATAGCCACCCGGATAATGTCGCGGGTATCGTTAGAAGGCGTGAGCAGTTTCCCGTTGGCCTGATTGCCGTAAAACACCTCTCCCTCTGCATGTGGGCTGGTACGCACAAATACAGCTATCTGTTTGCAGTACTGCCTTTCTTTTCTAAGCTTTTCCGCTGCGCGTTCGGCAAAAGCACACACGGCCTGACGCATATCCATGTATTCAGTGATTCGCGAGCCGAACGAACGAGAGCAAACTATCTGCTGCTTGGTCGGCGCGAACTCCTCAAGCTCTAAACAAGGCTCGCCGCGCAGCTCCCTAACTGTGCGCTCAAGGACGACGTTGAAATGTTTACGGATGATATACGTGCTTTGGTCTGCCAGGTCTTTGGCCGTGGTAATACCCATGGCATTTAGCTTTTTGCTGATGCGTCGCCCAACGCCCCAAACATCCTCAACAGGCACCAGTGCCAGAAGCTTTCTCTGTCGATCAACATTGGATAAGTCGAGTACTCCACCCGTCTTGCTCCACTTTTTGGCGGCATGGTTTGCCAGCTTTGCCAGTGTCTTTGTCTGGGCTATGCCTACACCAACCGTTAGGTGAGTTTCCTTCTTAACTCTGGCGCGAACTCTTCGCCCCAAATCGTCAAGTGACGTCAGGCGTTGCATGCCATCCAGGCACATGAAAGCCTCATCGATTGAGTAAATTTCAACGGCAGGACACATATCCTCTAGCGTGGTCATTACCCGGTTACTCATGTCGGCGTAAAGCGCGTAATTGGAACTGAAAACCTGAACGTTATATCGCCTGAATTCGTTCTTTAGCTTGAAGTAAGGAGCGCCCATGGGTATCTGCAATTTTTTGGCTTCCGCCGAACGGGCAATGACACACCCGTCGTTGTTGCTCAGAACCACTACGGGCTTACCTCGAAGGTCAGGCCTGAAAACCGTTTCGCAACTGGCGTAAAAGGAATTTACGTCAACCAGAGCGAACATCAGAAGCCACCATTAGGGTTGAATACCTGAAACAGACGGTCCTCACCCTCAGATGTTGAGATATCCCTGAAGGTTGTCGTGTGCGTTTCAATCCACTTGTTGGCGGCGCGAAACGTGTAGTGCCAGTTAAGGCGATCAAGCTCGCTTACAAAGTCGAGTGTGCTGAGTGTGTAGCGCCCTTCACTGTCGCGCTTAATAGCCTGACGAAAGGCAATCATGATTTCATAGTCGCGGGGCATTCTTTTACCCTCCGATTTATACTGTATATAATTACAGTAATATCAACTCATGGAATTGATCAAGTCGCTACGGCAGGGATATTTGTAAAGGTGTTGGTGTGTAAGGGGATTTTGTTTAATCAGGATAGTAAATGAAGTTATTAATAGATTTTAAATAGTCAACTTAAAATTATCTATTCATCGTTTTTTGTTTCTACTTTTCACATCCTGAGTGATATCTTTATTCAGTTTATTTTATGAGTCTAACTAACGCCTATGGGCTGGAATGGGGTTTGATGATGAGAGTTATGGAGAAGTGGATTTTTGATAATCTGGACACTGATAAACTCGGGCTAGAGATATCTCCACTATTCAGGCCCAGAACCAGTAAAGAAACTCACAATGTTCATTTTACTGACTATACGACCACAGAAGATAATATTTCAAAGCATGCTCATTATGAGCATCCAGAAATTGTTGAAATAGATTTCGTCTGGACTCCCGGAAGAGAGTTAAAAGAATGCGTTCCCAAAGGAGTCACGTACGAATGGGCGATTGCTTCGCATGTTTTAGAGCACATCCCTGACCCAATAGGATGGATGCTGGAAGTTTTCGATGTGTTAAAGCCGGGAGGAATTCTTTCTCTGGCGCTACCTGACAGAAATAAATGCTTCGACAGAAACAGGAATCTTACAGACGTCTCCGAATGGCTGCACTCATGGCTATCAAAAGACAAAAGACCTAACGCCGGGCAGTTGTATGATTTCCTTTCCAAAGTAACCACTGAAGATGATTACGGTGTTGTTCACGCAGAAAACCACTATTCTAAAAAAGAGGCTCTGGATTTCACACTAAACTCGCATGTCACCGGAACATACTTTGATGCTCACTGTTCTGTTTTTACTGGAGAAAGTTTTTCTAAATTGATTCAGGATCTGAATGAACTGGGTATTTTTAATGTAACGATTTCCGGTATCAAAGAGGGATTTGATGAGTTTTACATTCAATTAACGAAGTCAGGTGATACAAAATTAAAGCGTCCTGAAGGATATAAAGAACCTAACCGCGAGTTAGATTCTTTGAAAGCCAACCTGGAACATCATAAAAAGGCATATCGGGAGGCTGTTGCAGCTCAGGATGCGCTAAAGCAAGAGCTAGCCAGAATAAAGAGTCGAGGAATTATTAGAAGGATTATGAACAGATAGAAAAAGGGCGCAATAAGCGCCCTTGATTTTATAGCGGCGGGAATATGCTGTTAAACCATTCCATATACGCCAGATATCTTGGATCATCATCTTCTATTTCTTGATAATCAGGCCATATTTCTGGATTTTGAGGACAGCAAAATAAAGTGTATATCTTATCATCTTTTATCTGCACATATTTCATATCGTGTACCCTGAACAGTAAATGACAAAGGAAGCGGTACCGGATGTGGCGTTAGATGTTGATATGTATATATATCCCGGTAATGTTACTGGCATCGCAGGATAACTGGATGAAACTGATGCTGATGCCGGGGTGTATCCTCCAAACTGTCGGATTCCAGGTGGAGTATTCAAAGAGTTTAGCGTAGCCGACAATGTGCCAGACCCATTACTTCCCAACGCTATAATTCCCTCGATTGACTTTGCGTTCATTGGAGCAACAGAGCTAATGGATGTTTGGGAGGCAGACAGATTTGATGATGTAGAAAGTATGATGTTTGCTGCGGTGTAGACTGTCCTACCGTTTACAGTAATCACTTTGAACTGGCTGCTAGCTGTAGGAACAATCGTCAACAACGCAGAAGCCGAATATCCGGCCGGCATGTTATTGCCGCCGTATACCTCCCCTATCTGCGCGGCAGCGTTTACTGCCAGCAATGCAGATGCCCCGGTTGTTGGGTTGTAGATAGCATAAATCCCCACGAACCCATTCGCAGGAACAGTACCGGTATCCATACCACCTGCACCGGTTGTCGCCAGGTTGATGGTCTTGCTGAATGAACCAATACGGTACTGGCTGCCACCCAGCGCGCTAGAAACAATAATCTCGTCAGCCGCAACTGTCGCTGATGCAGAAGCTGCAGTGACATTCATTGCCAGATTACGGGTGCTTCCGGTAATCCCCGCTAAAACGCCTCTTACACCCAGATTATCAAGGGCTTTCGCCTGTGAAGCCACGCCTAATGACTTGATCTCACTGAATGTATTTGATGGCTGCAGGAAAAGAAGCTTTAAAGCCGAGAGCAACTGATTCCTCTTGGATTTATCAACCGCAAGGCCTGCCGCCTCAATAGGTGCGCACAGTTCTTCCTGAACAGCATCAAAGAAATCTGCATCAAGGGCTGTGGGAAGCTCACCTGTCTGTGGGTTTCCGATGGTAAAACCGTTTTTACCTGCGCCAAATTTATCAACCTGAGCGGTTGGGGTATCAATACGATGCATATTTACTCCGGGTACTTAAAAATAACGTAGGTATGAGAAGGTGCCAGTTTTTCCAGCACGCATTCCGCTGTGGTCTCTCCCCAGCTTCTGAGGCTTTCTGAGCAGCTACTTATCGCAGTCATGGGGGTGATTTGCGTGGCGGCAGGCATATTCACCTGCCAGTAATAACGCCACTCGTCGGTGTAGAGCGAATCATTGCAGTTTGAGATGCAGCTGAACTGACTCTTGTTGTAGCGGGTGATGGTTGCACCGGAATACCCGAGCGCATTGAGCTGTGCCTGGTAAAATGCCTGATTAATTCCACCAGCAAGATTGATCTTCGCATCAAGCCGCTGGCGGCGCTGCTGGAGAGTCTGTATTCCTGCCGGGGCACAACTGTCGGGCAGGCCGCTTATCTTTTCGTAACGGTCAATCAGCTCTGTTACCGAACGCGGGTCGGTTTCCAGCATAAGCGCATCGCCGCGACCATGTACCTCTGCCAGCGACGGAGCAAACCCGGTCAGCAGCAGGTCACCGGCATCCCATGCAGGACCGCGTGGCAGCAGTGCAGCGAGCATCTGTCTGTATTGCGCGGTTAAGTCCATGAAATATTCCCCACAATACCCACTTCGCCTTTTCCAATCGTAATATCAGCAGCAGGACTGACGAGCGTGTGACTGTACTCCCCAGCCGCGATACTGATTGCCTCACTGATACGGGAGGGCTTAAGTACCCCTTCAGGGCCGCCGTCACGGAGCATCATCGATCTGAGCTCTGCTTCAACGGCATAACGTACCGCTGCTGAGTCCGGGTTAAGCCGTATTTGAAAATTAACCGAATGAGCTTTGGGTGCAAAAATATAAATATCAGCACCAGCAACTGGTGCCAGCGGCTCAATGTAAGCCTTTACAGCATCAACCGTAGCGGCGTCGGGTATCGGGTTAATCAGATCGCTGTTAGCCACCATCACGCCAACCGTTCCGCGCCCGCTCCAATGCCGGTAAGTCCACGCGCGTGTAATGCCAGCGACCTCTTTAGCCCAGACCTCATAATCACCATCAGCGCCGCCCTGTGGTATCCAGTACCAGCGCTCGATGACCCGGGCGCGCCAGACTTCCAAATCCTCAACGTCTTCGCCGCCCTGAATGCTGTCGGCTACGCCTGCTGAAGCAAGTCCTGTAATGGGACTTGTCAGACGCATCGTCAGCCCGTCATCGGTATTACCGGCTTTACCGGCTGTATCACAGATAACCGGGGCACGAATAATGCCACCCGCAGGAGAGGCAGATGCCGTAACGGTGTATGACGTCAGGTCATCGCGCTGAATGATAGCCCCTGCCCTGATGGTGATGTCGCTTGTGGACACTTCCCAGCGGACATATCCCGTAGCATGCGTGGCTGCCTTACGCGGGCATCGCTTCATGTTGGCATGCCTTGTCAGCCACTCCTCATCTGCAAGGTCCGGTAGCAGGTTGCGTGCCAGATAGTCGATATAACCGTACACGGTATGCACCGCTGCCGCCTGCACACGCCCGTAAACTTCGGCGTCAGTGCGTCGCAGTGCCGCCATCGTCGAATCTGCTGCCAGTCGGGTGAGAATATCGTTGCGAACGGTGGTGATTAACTGAGGGAGTGTCGGGCGGGTAAATCCACTTTCAGCCATTAAGTTCACTCCATAAATCGTCAAATGAAAATGCGGTGCTGTTGCCATCCTTCTGGCTGATAACAACTGAAGCACTGAGCGTGGTAATCCCGGTTCGCTCAGATTTAACATCCACACGCACCGCCACGCCGTCTTCCACCAGCCACTGGAGCGCCTGGCTGATATATTCACGCGCTTTGAGTGGCGTTTTGTTGGTGAGGGTCTTGCGACTGAGAAGATAAAGACGGGAGCCGATACGGTCATTCTGGACGGTCGGAAAACTGTCACCCCACCAGCCGTTATCCTGCTCCGGGGTGTCGTCCGGCTCAGCCTTTCTCCAGGAGAACAGGGAAATAATGACAGCGCGGGTAAGGGGATCGGGCGGCCACGTCACATCCCGCTGAACGCCGTTAATCACAATAATCATGATGCCACCATTTTATTTGTTGTTGCATCGGTAGTGCCGCCGCCATCACCGTTCTCTTTATGCGTATGTTCGTTATAGGCCGCTCGCATCGCTGACATGGACAGGCCAGAAGAATCGCATTTATCTTTGATTTCGCCGGTCGATTCGATGTCCATTTCGAACCGGGCTTTAGTCGCATTGGTAAACGTAATTGGCTTTCCTGCACCGTTAACAACGATTCCTGCACGGGTGAGCGTGACCGACTGCCCCTGATCGTCATATACCGCCACCTCTCCGGATTTCAGACCTTTGATGCGGTAGCGGCGGTCAGAAACAACCAGCACCACACCGTGAGACCTGTCCCCGTCAAAGTAGGCTGCCACGGCCTCTGCACCGTTCAGCGGCGCGGCGGTAAAGCCGTAAGCTTCCATGTGTTCGATATCGCTTTTGCCTTCACCCCCGGCCATTTCAACCTGAAGCATCTGGCACTTTGTAGCCGTGTTCAGTCCACGAACCACGGCCCGCGCCAGCAGGTTTGACAGCGCACGGCCTATGCCTGAAATCGGGTTACCCATCAGAAATCATCCTCTTCTTTCTTTTTCTTACGTTTACCGGGTTTAGGTGGCTTGGGAAGATAAGCATCAGTGGGGCCAACCCGGATTTCAGTGACTGTGCCGTTTTCATCCTGCTGGTAAGTCACCTCAGCGATAACCATCTGGCGGTTGTTAAAGCCCAGAACGGGGTCAAAGACAATCACCTGCAGGTTAGGCAGCCAGAGCGAGCCGTTGCCCTGCCGCCAGCCCTGCACGGTATAGGTCACCTCATCCGTACGTGCGGCCCGCTGGCGCATCTCAAACTCTGCGCGAGCACTGCAGGTAGCCGTGGTGGCGTTCCCGGTCTGACGGATAATCATCGGACGGTAGCGATTAAGTCCGCCATCAATGGTCTTTGAGCGGAGAGCCGTAGTTGTAGCCTCGCCAAAGTCGTCATCGTTACCCTTACGCTGACCGGAAACCTGATAGTCGCTGAACCGGTCCCGGATGCTCTTTTCTGTATCACAGGAAAGAATGTTTTCACCCAATACCAGTGCGGTATCTGCGTGCTTACTGCCGATGCCGCCAATAATTAACTCACCCTGTGCGTTGTCATACGCCAGCGCCTGCTGAAGGCCGAGCATTTTGTTCAGCACGTCCATGACCGTTTCCCCTTGGTCGGCCTGAATGCCCTGAAGAACGCCTGTCACCTCCCCTGTATCTATCACCGTGATACTGAACGGCTTTGCCAGTTCCGCTGCCACCTGTGCCAGCGAACGACCGGCATACTGTGACGGCGTGGCTGAGCAGTCGATGAGGTCAGCAGTTTTACTGCGACCGGATATTCCTACGCTGATGCTGCGTGCGTCATACCGGACCGGTGTCGCCTCGATGTAGCCTGTCAGCACTTTGTCGGTGCCTATCAGCACCTCCACCAGGTCACCGTTTTTAATCCTGTTGCTGCGATTCGCCTGGTCGGTGTCGCCCGGCCAGCTGCGGGTAATCTCAACCGTGAAGTCTCGGGCGATACGCTCAATGCCAGCCGCTATGCGGACCGATGTCCAGCCGCCCCACTCCTGTCCGTTCACACGTAAAATAACAGTGTTGTTCATCGTACCGGCACCCTCAGTATCTTAACCGGCACGAAGCCGGGATGACGGATTCCGTTGCGGGCCGTGATATCACCGGATCGGGTGGCTGAGTCGTACCAGTCAGAGGCCAGCACCAGCGCGGGCATAACCTGAGAAGGTGTGCGCTCCGTCATACGCTCGACCTGCTCCAGACGTGCAGAGATATCGCGGTTAACATCCGTTCGCAATGTGGCCAGTGTCTGGAAAAGCCGATCGTCAAGAACACGGTCCATTTCAAGATCAATGGCATCATTAATGCTGTCTCTTACCGCAATCAGACTGTCCCAGGGTATAATGGTCGCGTTATCCACTGAAGACGTAGCGCCCGGTATCGCTGCTGATGTGCCAGATGACGTGTCAGACTGAATATCGCTAACCGCCGGATGTACAACCCTGGCGGGCTGTAATGGGTCCTGTTGGCGTGTGATGGTGCGGTTTACTGGCTGTGGAAGACTTGTGACTGCGGCAGCGGCCTCGCTGATCGCTGTCGTGCGTACAGCCTGAGCCACGTAATTACGTTGCGTAGTCTGATCCTGAGCCGTTTTACTGTCACTCTTCCAAACACCACGAGGAGCAAGCCCACGATCAACCGTAATGCCAGTAAGACCGTTAATCATTGCCATCAGGTCAGAAGCGTTACCGTTAAGCCTTAAGCCCGCCCGCCACATGTTCTGGAGACGGTTAACAAAGTTCATACCGCTTGAAGGCGGCCTGAGCAGGACAGACAGGTCCCCCTGCAACAGTCTGGATGCAGCACTGACACCAGAATCAACATACTGAAACGCTTCGGTAACGCTACTGAACATGCCGGAGGCATCATTCAGCACACCATCCTGAACAAAGTCAGGCATGCCGTCCATGCCAAAAAAACCAAATGCAGAAGAGACAGCGTCGTCAAAAAATGAAACTGATGAAGACAGTTTCTGGCCGGTTGCGAGTCCTGCTCTCGGGAAAGACAACTCGCCCGCCTCAGTGAAACTGAAACTTACGCGACACATGCGACCTTCGTCTTTCGTATGGCTGACACGTACTTCATCAGTGACGATTACTGTCATTTCGCCGTAGAAGGGGTGTACCAGCGTGCAACTGCCTGGTTTTTCGACTGCCTCAATCAGCCTGTTACGCTGTTCGAAATAGTCATCCCCAATGAGGTAGGCCTGAATGCTGAAGCGACGTGTGGCACGTCCTAAATCCTCAGCCCATGGCTTGTCCCGGTTAGGGTATTCGTGAACCTGCACCCGCCGCCCGAAAGTGGCCTCATCTTCATCAACTTTGAAGGGCACGTCACGAATAGAGGCATCCTGAAGATTATCAATCCAGCTCATACATTCTCCGGGCAAAAAAAAACCCGCCGAAGCGGGTTTTAATGGTGTTAAGTTTAGTATTTTAAAGCTCTTCGCTTTTCTACAAGCGAATCTAAACTTTCTAGAGAAACTCCTAAACTGGGGGTTTCTACAATTCGTGGTGTTCCGACAGATGCTTTAGCACTGGCAGGGATGCGGTTACTAGATGCTCGCATAATACTAGCAGTCTGGGCAGTTTGTGTAACGTGAGCCCCAGCACCAGTTTTGGAGCTGGGTTTCTTTTCATCACCCATAAATCCTCCTAACCCATTTTGATGTATGCGATGATTATAACAAATATAATGAAGCACCAACCAGTAAATTGCATTTCACTAAATGATTTACCTATCAATAATGCCTTATCGTCGTGAATATCTTCGATTTTTTTTGCTGCTTCGATATAAAGCGAAGAGATGCTGTATAGAGCATCATCTCTTGTGTTATTGAAAAAAACACTTTGAATACCTTCAACAGGCATCTTGGGTTTGTTGATAAGAACTACGGCTCTAAAAACAAAAGACCAACATGAACAAATACCTATAAAAGTTAAGGCACCAAATACGCAGGCTGCCACACCCATGCAAGTATGAGTCTTTATGGCAGTAAGTATCAAGTTTGCACCGAAACGAGCGATTAAAACTAGAACAGTAAATATTACGCTAATAGAGCCAAAAACTTTTAGGCCCTTTTCCTCGAGGAGATGCAAACGATCAAGGTATTGGTCATACTGCTCCTTAGCATAGCTATAAAGCAATGTTGCTCTTTCAATTCTTTCTTCAGTATCTTCCTGATTTATGTATAGAACTTCTTTATCCATTCTAAAACATCCCTTAAGTAATTTTTAGCCACAAGTTATCATCAAACTTTCTCAATTGCGATAAAAGCGATTATATCCAACATCATAATCAAACCATGGCAGCGGGTTTTGGTCAGACATAACCCTCATTCCGGGGGGCGCGTTTTCAAAAGAAACTTTTAATTCCGCTTGCTGATTTTTAGGTTGCAAGGTTGGTGATGTCGTTGTTTCACTGCTTTGCCCGATGCCCAGTAATTCCTTCAGTCTGGGAATAAAGCCTGTATAACCGCGATCTTCCTCTCCCTGTCTAGCTTTCTTAACCAGCAACGAGCCAACGTCAGTATTTTGCTTTTCAGCCTCCTGATGAAGGTCATCCAGTTTTTTCATAAGGTTGAACAAAACTGTTATGGTGACGCTGATGACCCCCATGTTGGCAATGCCTTTAAGGTTTTTGCCAAGAGACGCTGCCTCTTTATTAGCACCACCAATACCTGTAAGCATTGATGCCAGCCACGAGCCTGCGACAAAGGTTCCGATAGTTGTCAGGACAGACTGCCAACCACCTAGGGCTTGAGCGGTGCTGTTAACGTCATTCCATACGGATTTAACCACAGGACCAACCTGATCCCAGTTACTCAGAATGAGGCTGCCAGCCAGTGCAATAAGCGTGAATATTTTCCCCATTGCTGACATTTTGAATACGGTATCGAAGGTTTTGACTGCCCTTACCGCTATCCCCACCGCTGAGGCTGCGCCAAGCAACGTCACGCCAAATCTGAAGGTACCACGTATCATTTCAGGATTGTTTTTGGTGAACTGCCTGAACTTTTCAATAAGCGGCTGTACTTTCTGAGTCAGTTTGACGATATCGGGCAAAAACATTTCGCCAATAGTGATGCTGGCCGCATTGAACTGATTCTTTAACAACTGTACGGAGTTGGCCGTTGTGGCCGCACGGGACTCATATTCTTTCTGCATCGAACCTGCGTACTGCTGCTTTTCAGCAACGCGGGCAAAGTTGGTGCGCAACAGATCAAGGTTGGTTAAAAGCGGAGCGATTGCTCCCAGAGATTCTTTGCCAAACAGCGCATTCATTACCGCTGCCTGTTTTGCCTTCGGTACCTTCGCAAGTGAATCCAGTACCTTGAGCATTGCACCGCGCGAGTCTTTTTGCATGTCAGCGGCAAGCTGGCCGGGGTCGATTTTGAGAAAACTCAGCGCTTTTTTCTGCGAAGCCGTTGCAGATTTACCGGACGTAAGTGACAGCATAAAGTTTTTAATGCCGGTTGCCGCAATCTCAGATTCAACCCCCATTCCGGCAATGGTTGCCCCCATTGCCGCAATTTCTCCAGATGCCACGCCCGCAACACTGCCCAGGGGACCGATGCGGGTAACAATGTCCGAGATTTTTTGTGCGCTGGCAGGGCCGGTATTACCGAGATAGTTAATTTTATCGGCCAGGACAACAACACCATCCTGAGTCAGCTTAAAGGCGGTACGCCACTGCGCCATCATCTGCCCCGACTCTTCAGCAGTCTGGTCGAAGGCTACGCCCATTTTCACCGCATCACTGGCGAACTGCATAAGGTCCTTTCTGGCGATTCCGGCCTGGCCACCAGCCGCTACAATCTGCGCAATGCCATTAGCTGCCATAGGCAGATGGGTTGACAGTTTGAGTACATCTTCACCCATGTCTTTGAACTGCTGAGGCGTGTCGAAATTCACAACCTTTCGCACATCTGCCATCTGAGACTCAAAGTCCATCGCCTGGCTGACAGGTACGGCAAATGCAGAGGTTAAGGCTGCTCCCATTGCAGCCGCATTTATCATTATCCCTTTGGCTTCCTTCTGAAAACCTTTGAGATTCCTTCCCATACCTTTCAGCGGACCCGATAACTGGTCCACTGCAGTGATTATCGCTTTAAGTTGAAAACTATCGGCCACGGTTCATTTCCTCAGAAATACGAACGGCCTCAGCCTCCATCTCAAGGAATTTACTGAGGCCGATACGTTTCAACTCCAGCGGATTTACGCGCCAGAAGTGCGCGGTGTTGTAGAGTCGGGCTCGGAAGTTTCTGCTGTTTCCGATCCCGTAAAAAAACCCACAATTGTCATCGATGCCATGAAGACATCTTTGAGCGTGAGTTTTGCTGCTGATGAACGGGGAATACCGGCCAGAACGGGGATGTACTTAAGGGTAACGCGTGAGTCGAGCTTCATTTCACCGGCTTCGGTGTAGCTGAACGGAATCCCGAACTGCTCCACCTCGTCATAAGTCGGTTCACGAATTTCAAGCACGCTGAGGGTTTCCCCGGCAGCCATAACAGGTTTACTGAGCAATAATTCTTTCACTGGTAAAATCCTTCTGAACCATGGAATTCAACGTCAACCGTGCCCTCTTCGGCATTATGGTTGGCCTCACCGAAGAGCCAGGCCTCAGACAAGACATAAACCTGGCCGTTTGCAAGCTCCGAGGTAATAGTCATGCTGTCCGAGTTGGTGATCTTATCGACAGGGAAATTCTTAGGCACTTTCAGGGTGCCTTTAGTGTAGGGTGCCCGGTGTGTTTCTTTACGATCAACCGAGCCGTCCAGGCCTATGACATCATCATTGACCCGCGTATTCATAGGCACCTCAATGCCGCCAGTCAGCGAAAGTTGCTGACCATCGATTTTGAAGTAACAGGTACCCGCAATTTTCGCCATTATTCGCTCTCCTCGCTGTACTGCAGACGAAACTGATTAAGAAGCGCGAAAACGCGCAACTGATTGACGTAATCAGGCGGGAACAATACGTCAACGCGTGTTGGATCGCTGGCGTTCCGTTCTACCATCAGATGTTGTTTAAAGAGGTCAAAGTTTTCAACAATCCCGGCACGCTCCATAGTGCGGTAGCTTGAACACATTTCCCCCTTAAGCACAGCGGGAGTGACGATAGCCTGCCCTGGCCCAAAGCGTGTACCGTCACTGGCAAGCTTGTGTCGTGGGTATTTGCTGGTAATGACGCTCTTAAGCTGACGGATAACGTAAGCACTGGTATGCAGTGTTTCACTGTCCAGAAAGCTGTTATCTGCCACGCCATATGCATTTTTCTGATAGGTGGTAATGTCACGTTGTATACGCAGCACGCCACCTTCCGTATAAGCAGTTGCAATGCCATGCTTCAGAAGGGACTGTTGCTCGGTCAGCATAAATCGACTGCCTGCCGGGGCAGGAAGAGCACCTGTCAGCTCGCCAGTCTGCGTCGGGCGGGCCGGATCATTACGGATAAAAACCGCATTTCGGGCGGTTCGCAATGCAACAAGCTCATCTGCTGCTGTCTGAACGCCTGGCTCATAACCCGCAACGGTGATGTGCTGATTGTTCATGGTGTCGCCAAAGGCAACCAGCTCAGAGAGCGTGCCGATCTTCGCCGTGTAAACATGACCGTAGAGCTGTCGCGCATAACTCCAGCGGCCAGAAAAATCGTTCATTTCCAGTGCCAGTGTCGCAAGCGAAGCAGAATCGCTGAACGGTGAACCGATAAAGTCGAAAGGCTCATCACCCATTGCAGCAACCGTTGCCGTCAGTAAAGGTGAACCGTTGCCACCCGTCATTGCCGTGATAGCAACGTTAACGCCGTCAGGCGTTGTCTCACTGCCCACCGTTCCGTAATAGTTCATGGTCAGGGGGATGCTGTTTCCGGTCAGCCCTTTGTGACGGGCCGTCAGCGTCACCACCCCCGAAGCAGCCGAGGCGGTGACCGGGAGATCGGCATTCGCATTAACGGCAGCGGCGAGAGTTGCTGCTATGGTAGCCGGAGCATCGCCTGTTACAACAGCAGCCTGAATGCGCACCGCGCCAACATACAAATTCAGCGTGCCAGAAGCCTGTGCATTCCCGGTCAGCGTCACTGAGCCTTTCGCGGCATCGCCATCAGGCTCACTGACAGCAATGACCCAAAGCTCACCGAACGGATCGACACTGCGGTATTTAGCGACCATGCGGGCAAGCTGACTCCCACGGCCTGCGACTTTACCCGCGAGCGCTGCAGACGGCATAAGGGTCAGCTTATTTTTAACGATGGTACTACCGGAAGAAGCAAGCCCGATGAGCAGTGCCGGAGCGCTGTCCTGCGTGGTATTTGCTTCGCTATTGTCCATCTCCGCCCAAAAGAGTGGCACGCGGAGATCAGACGGAATAGCTGGAAATGAAACTGACATTATTCACCGCCCTTTTTCTTGCTGTCAGACGCGTTTTTTTCTTCTCCCGCCCCGACTTCTTCAATATCACCATCCGCAATGCGGCGGTGCCAGTAGCTGCTTTCTTCGACGTTACGACCTTCTTCAGGCAGCAGGTCGCCTCGGGCAGGGTCAGGAACTGACCGCCCGCGCTTGGGTTTGATTTGCATGAGTTACTCGCTGAGGTTGATTACAGTGTGGTGTTCGATGATGCCGTCAGGGCCATTACCTGGACTTATAAAATCGATATCTAAAGCAACGGATTTGAGTTCATCCAGTGCCTTGATGTCCTCCTGCTGACGCGTGTCGTCCTCACTGATTTCACGGGTCAGCATGAACTCAAACTGGTAATAAAGACGGCCACGATCCATATCCAGTAACTGCCCGCCTGAATAAGCCACCGGGCCAGCATCTTCATCCGGCTCCCATCCCAGCAGTGCTTTCCAGATTTGCTGCCGCACATCGTGAACGGCATCAAAGCCTGATGCCTGTCCACGCTCATCGCGCGTATTGTCCAACACCACGACAACAGCAAAACCTTCGGTCACGTTCTGCCAGTAATCGGTCAGAGACTTCTGCTCTGCGGTCACGTCTTCAGTCGGTACAACATACGCTGCCGGAAGGCGCATTTTTCCTGTTTCAGGAATGGCCTTGAATTCCGCCGCCCCGGCTACGTTCCCGCCGAACATCGGGCACCTTGCCCGGAGTGCGGCGATTACCAGTGAAAGCTTCATTTCTTTTTCCTTTCGGGTCTGAGAGAGGTGCGAAGAGCGCGACTCAGCACATAGCGCGTCCAGGTTTTGCGCGCCTCCAGCACTTCGGTCATGTAGTTGTTACGCGGAGCAACACGCCAGCCATTACCGCCGGATTTACCTTTGTGATGGCTCTTTTTGCGCTTAGACCCACGCTTCACACCGTAGAAAAGAAAAGCGGGGTAAAAGTCGCCTTCAATGAGTCGGTTGCCCTCGCCCCGCTTCTGGTTTGGGGCAATGCGTACCATAAGGCCCGGACGGCTTTTTGATGCGCGGGGAACGTAATAACCAATAGATCGCGCCAGTCTGCCGGTTCCGAATCCAGGGTATTCACCCGGCGATGAGCGGCCACGCCGCATAACCAGACGCCGGGCATCGCGCATGTGTACCTGACCGATACGAACGAAAGCACGCCGCATTTTTGACCGGTTGAAAACGAGGTCTTTTGGCTGCTCAAAATCAACATGCAGAAGTGGCTTAGCCATACATATCCCCGTTGCGCTCCTCAGCGCCCAGCTCCTCGCATTCAAGCAGCAGGTATCGTCCGGCTGAGTTGAGGTCACGCAGGCGCTTGACACGATAAATACTACCGCCAGAAACCACCTCAAAATCAGAGGTAATACCCCGACGATATCGAATCGTCATGTAATGCGTGATGATGTCGTCAGCCTGGACGGATTCATGGTAAGTGGTTGCACCAACCTGCCGGATTTTGGCCCAGACATCCTTTTCATTCTGATAAACCGGCTCCACACCATAATCAGAAGAAGGCTGATCGCTGCGCTGGCGAAGATGAATGCGTTTATCGAGTTCTCCGGGGTCGGGTAGTGTGAAAACTGCACTGGTATTTGATGAGCGCCTCTGCATGCTAATACCCCGATACAGGCAAACGCCGTGAATACAAAAGGAATTCAAACGCCTGTGGCGTCTCTGACATTTCGAGCTCAGAAACAGAGCTGCGGTGTTCGTACCAGTGACTGACCAGCATCAGCAGTGCAAGCCGGATGTCTTCCGTTATTACCATGCCGTCTGTATCAAGCGGTGCAATATCTGCCACCGTTTTGTAGAGATTACGGTTGAGGTAGGTTGTTGCTTTTGCTTCTGCTGCAAGAGCAAAAAGCTCAAGTAACCGATCCTCTTCCGTAAAATCGCTGTCCAGTCGGCATTGCTGTTTAATTTCTTCGAGCGTCAGCAGCATGGTGTTCAGCCCTTTTTGTTTTTACCTTTTGCTGGCTCTGGCTCTGGCTCT